GCTGAATGTCGGTGGGAATTGGAACGCTGGTGCTAATGCCGGTCTTTGGAATTGGAATGGGAACAACACTGCTTCTAATGCTAACGCTAACATTGGCGGTCGCATTTTAATCGTAAATATATTGTATGTAGCACACATATCCCTTGGCTCTTGCCAAAAAACACTTCGCAAAGAGGACGGTTTAGTAGGTCATTGACTCGAAACACCGTGAGAAGATTAAAAGGATTATTATGAGAAGAGTTGGTTATTTATATGAAAAAATGTGCGATATTGCTTTGATAAAATATGCCATTCACAAAGCCGCACAAGGGAAAACTCAAAAACACTTTATTGCGAAAGTCCTTGATAACATTGATGAGTATGCCTTGAAAATCCAAGATATGCTCGTCAATGACAAGGTTGTGTTAAGCCCTAATAGACAAATTGAAATATATGACCGTTCTTGCTCTAAAACACGATTGATAACCGTGCCAAAATTCTATCCAGACCAAATATTGCATTGGGTTTTAATGCTTGTATTAGAGCCTATTATGGCAAAAGGTATGTATAGATACACTTGTGGGAGTGTTCCTACAAGAGGAGGAATGGAGGCTAAAAAGTTTGTTGAGAGAGCCTTGAAAGACACGAAGGTAAAATATGTAGCCAAATTGGATATATCAAAATTTTTCAATACGGTTAAACCTAAATATTTATTACCTATGTTTGAAAGGAAAATCAAAGATAAAAAGGTTATTGCGTTGATAGACAAAATCTTAACGAATGGTGGAGATTGCTTGCCTATTGGTTATTACACTTCACAATGGTTTTCAAACTTCTTCTTGGAAGGGTTTGACCATTATGTGAAAGAAACTCTTGGTATCAAATACTATGTTAGGTATGTAGACGATATGGTGTTGCTTGATACTAATAAAAGAAAATTGCGAAAGGCAATAGCCCTTATGGGCGAATACCTAAATAGCATAGGGCTTTGTTTGAAAGATAACTCACAAATATGGAAGGTGCATAGTAGACCTATTGACTTTGTTGGTTTTCGTTTTTACAAAGAGAAAGTGTTATTAAGGAAGAAAATCTTTTTTCGGTTATGCCGAAGAGTGAGGAGAGTGCGTAAGGCTGGCTACATAACATTGCAACAAGCACGTGGTTTATTATCTTTACTTGGTTGGCTAACTCATATTAACGGTTGGAAATTCTACAAGGAGAAAATCTACAAATATGCTCCAAAGTGGAAATTAAAACAAATTGTAAGTAATTACGCCAAAAAATTAACGGAGGTATTAAAAAATGGCAAAAGTATTCAGCAAACAAAAATGGTTGGAGTCTGCTAACAAGCAAGTGGAAGAAGGGTATCTTTCTCAAAAGGAAGTAGATGATGCTCTTGAATTATGGGTAAATGACCTTGACGGCAAGACAAAAGAAGAAGTAGAAGCAAGTGGTATGAGTATTGCTCGTGATGAGTGGTTTGTATGATAGAAATCACACTTGAAAATATATGCCAAGTTTGTGGGAAGAAAGGCTGTAAAGAGCCTTGCAAGAAGTGGTATGACCTCTTTGAAGGAAAGCCCGTGGACTTTGGCTTTGTAGAAGAAGGAGAGAAAAAATGAAACACTCAAAATTAAAAATATTTTTAGCCTTGCTAATCGGTTTGATTGTCGGTGTGCTTGGTGCTTGTGGGGTATATTTTGCAACCGTGGGAGACGTTGCTTGGGAAGTATACATAAAAGAGATGATTGTGCCTAATGTAGTTTTAGCCTTGACTACTATTATTGCATTGTGGGTAGCCGCATCTCCTATCATTAAAAAGGTTTTATCTGCCCTTGGATTATTCAATCAAGCAACAAATGATATCAATAAGACCGTAGAGAGCGAAGAGCAAAACAAAAACAATCTTGCAACAATGCAACAAAATATCCAAGAAGGCTTTACTCAAATATGCAAAGATATTAGGGCAGAGTTTAAGGAACACAAAGAGACAGTCCAAAGAATTGATAAAGCCACTACTAACACCGAAGAAATCACAAGGATAGGTTTTGGCAATATGGACGAACTTGTGAACAAGGGATATGCTGCCGAAATTGCAAAGGTAGGTGTGGAAGATGAACGTGAAGAAGATGAAGCGTAGGCTTGTCCTACTTCAAATTGGAAGTTTTTTCGTGTCTATTGCTCCCTTGATTATCGTCTTGATTATAAATTGGGGAGAGTATACTAAAACTCCCGGAGAAACAATCAAACTTTGTATTGGTGGAATTATGGCTTTATTCTTCATTTTCTTGAAGGTTATAGGCAAATTAAAGATGCCAAGAAGAATTGTGTTGTTCGGAGTAGTTTTTATTATGGCATACTTATTACAAGCAATAATGGACGATATGATTTTGTTAAGTGGTATGGCTTTACTTGGAGAGTTTATTGACTTGGTATGTTTTCAAGGGTTTATTAAAAAACTCAAAGAAAATATCCTTATTGGCAAAACTGCAAATGCCACTACCGACCAAGTAGAACAAGTTATTAAAAAGTATATCGGCAATGGGAGGGTATAATGAACGAAAAAATCAAAGATTTTTTTAGGCAAAATATAGGATATTTTGTTGTAGGATTTATCTCTATTGTTTATATTGCTACGGCATTTATAACAATAGATGAAACCGGGAAATCAGTCTCCCAAATAATTGCAGACGGTGTAATTGCTTTTCTCTTGGGTGTGTTCATCAATAGAGTGTTTGACCTACAAGGTATGATGAATGGCGAAAGAGAGGAAAAGGTCATAGCCACAAAAGACCTACACGGAGAAATGGTTATGAAGATATCTCCAAGCATTGAGAAGTTAGATGATTGGTGCGAAGAGGAGAATAGGAAAAACTACAAAGTGCAAAGGACTAAAATCCTTGCAAGAGTTGGATTGAAGTATGAGGATTGCTTTGATGAAAACGGAGTAGCCAAGCCTTATAAAGTAGACCAAAGCCGAATGAATGACAAATACCTTCGCAAGCAAGAGATTAAAAGGCTTGCCTTTTACAATAAGGCAGTCAACTTGAAACTTACCGCTTTGAGTGCAGGAGAACTCACAAGCGAAGGTGGAAAGCAACAAGACCCTTACTATTTTGGTAGAACAAAGGCTCAATACGAAGCAAGTCAATCCATTATGGATATCATTAGCAAAATAGGTATAGCCGTGATTATAGGTTATTACGGAGTAGGGCTTATTGAAGAATTTAGTTATGCTACATTGATTTGGAATACCTTGCAAGTAGGTTTATTCCTTGTAATGGGTGTAATAAAAATGTATCAAGCCTACACGTTCATCACGGACGAATTTAGGGGAAGAATTATTAAAAAAATAGACAACCTTCAAAAGTTTGAAAACTATATCAACACTTTACCAAAAGAAGAGTTGCAAGTAGAAAAAAAGACTCAAGAAGTGGAAGGAGGAGTAGACAATGGCTTATGTAAAACCGAAGTATGAAGGCGAAGATTTTTTAGAGTGGTATAAAACACACTACGGAAAAGATTATGACGGTAGCGCTCTCAATCGTGGAGAAGGAATGTTAGACCAAGATTGGGAGATTGGTAGTGCATTGTATGGAAAGTATCAACAATATAATAACGATAAGGCTCTTTTAGAGAAGGGGTATAGTGATGCTCAATCGGTAGCGGATAATACATACAACACTCAAAAAGAAAGCCTTGTGGGAGATTATAATAAAAACCAAGCCGAACTCTTGAAGAATTATCAATCTTCTGTTAGTGGTTTGGATAAGAGTAAAAATCAATCTCTTCAATCTGCAAGTATTACCTATGATAAGTTGAAGAAATATCTTCCTACTCAAATTAAAGCACAAGGGTTAGGTGGCTTGGGTGTTAGTGAGTCTACAATGCTCCAAGCACACAATAACTATGCAACTCAAACCGGGTCAATCAAGAATAACTACAATGAGAACAAAACGGCTTTGGAAGAAGCCTATGGCTCAAATAAAGCAAATCTTGATACAACTCACGAAAGCAATATTAGTAGTCTTGATAGTCAAAAACTTGAAGCCGACACGGAAAGGAAAACAACTCTTGACCAAAGTCTTGCAGAGTTGTTAAGGAATTATCGTTCAGGGGCAGAAACTGACGTGAAAGACATTACAAAAAAATTCTTTGATGCAAACGAGGAATTACAAGAAAAGAACTACAATGACTATGCCGATATAATTAGAAAGAATACAACTTTTACTAATGCCGAAGATTTAACTACCGAGATAGATGCTCTTGATATAAATCAAGACCAGAAGGATTGGTTAAAATTGCTTGCGGCAGACCAAGCAGGTAAAAATATTGAAGCAAATAAAACGGCAAAGTATGAGAATTATAAGACAAATATGCCAAATATAACAACCGAATCAAAATTGCAAGAAGTTTATCAAGAGATAGATGCTCTTGATATAAATCAAGACCAGAAGGACGACTTGAAGGATATTGCAGAAAAACAATTTGACGATTATACGACCATTCAAAGAGACAATTTCAAAATTGAACTTGAAACAGATTTTACGGGGGCAATTAGAGAAGGTGGCGTATCTACTTCGGCAGAAGTCACGGCTCTTCTCAACTCTCTTGAATCAAACAAAGACTTGTTTGACACCGACTCTTACAATCGCTGGAAGTCTCAATTAGAAACATTGAGAAATAAGTTTAGCGAAAGTGAAGCGGAAACAGAGCAAGCAGAAACTGACAAGAGAGTTCTTGAAGGAAAAGAGTATGTAAAATACAATGGTAAGGACTATAAGATTTTAAGCAAACTTGCTCAAGATTCTAACGAAATTAAAAACAATAATAGTTTTACTAAACAATTAAATGATTTAGGCTTTACTAACCCGTATGACAAAAATATACCTAATGGAACCACATTCTATATCAATAGAGATGCTCGTGGTCAAGATAGTAGCACATTTTGGGATTGGGTGCCGATTGTCCATATTTGGACTGTGTCTAACACAAGCGCACATAATTGGCACGTCACTTATTACAATGGCGAATGGTATCATTCGGAAGAACAATAAAATTAAGGAGAGATTATGTCAACTTACCGTATGACTCCTGCTGAAAGGAGAGCAAGAGCGCAAGCCCGTATACAGACTCGTGAAAACCGTTCCCTTTACAACAACTACCTCAAACAAAAAGAGGAATATGAAGAACGATTAAAGCAAGAAGAGTTGGAGCGTATATGGAAAGAGAATGATAAAAATAGCAAAGATTGGTTTACAAGAAGTATCCACACAATAGGAGATATAGCGGCAAATGTTATTACCGGTGCCGTAAAAGGTCTTGAAGGTATTTATGACCTTGGTGCTGGTATAGTAGGTGCTGTTGGTGGAATATTTGATGACGGATTCCAAGATAGGGTAAAGGAACATATAGCCTACGATTGGACTATGGAAACCTTTGGTAATGATTGGCAAGAAGCATTGAAGTATTCTTACACGGAAAACGGAGGAATAGTAGAAGGGGTAGCAAGTGGTATAGGTCAAATGCTACCTGCCGTTGCCGTGACGATTGCAACCGGGGGAGCAGGCGCTCCTGCCGCCGTTGCACAAGCCGCTTCTCTTGCAACTATGGGTGTGAGTGCTGCTGGTAATGCAACCGAAGAAGCATATAAAGACGGTGCAAGTTATTGGGGAGGTCTTGGCTATGGTGTGGCAAGTGGTGCAGTTGAAGCCGCAACCGAAAAGATTTTTGGTGGTGCAACCAAAGGTATTTTTGGTAAAGGTATGGCTGATGACCTTGTTAAGAAATCCGTGGCAAGCACGGGTATTAAGAGGGTAGCAAAGAACGCTCTTGAAGAAGGGATAGAAGAAGTTGCAGCCGAACTTGTAAACCCTGCATTGAAATCAATTTACAAGGGTGGGGAAGCCTTCAATGAATATGGAAAGGGCGAATATTGGTTAGGAGTCGGTAAGGCTGGTGCTATCGGCTCTTTAACCGCTTTGGCTTATAGTGGCTCGGTTGGGTATGGATTATCCAAAGTAGGCAAAGGCTATGTAGGAGCAGAAGCCGATATCAACGAGTCTCTTATGGAGATTGATACTCAAAAGAAGAAAGCCGAAAATCTTTTCGCAAATGATAAACTCACGGAAAAGAACGATGCTCAAATCTCTTCTAACGTCCAAGAGAATTATAGAAACATTGAAAGAACTCTCCAAAAGGCAAACGATAAAAAGAGAGCAAGTCTTATAGAGAAATTTAGCCTTGGTAGTGCCTTTGAAAGCAATGGAACTATGAAGGATGATTTTGCCACTAAATTAGGGCTTGTTGCTCCTACTACACAAGTAGATACGCAAGGTCAAGAAACTCCTTCAAGAACACTTGCAAGTCTTTTAAGAAAGGAATATTACTCTCCTTCTCTTCGTGGTAATGAGACCGAAGTGGAAACCGACTTAAAGAGTATTACTGAAAAATTAAAAGAAGATGAAGTTAAACTTGCCGAAGAGCAAGGAAGAGAAGTAAAAGAAATAGCCGAAGTCAAACCTTTTACCGGGGAATTGACCGACAAGGGCAAGAAGAATTATGCTCAAACCAAAAAGGCTCTCAACTATCTTAATAGTAGAAGTGGGGGCAATGTAAGACTTGTAGTGGTAGAACCTCACAAAACTTTTAACGGAAACCTTGTAGATGATAGAGTTATTTACATAAGTGCAGATAATTTTGAGGACGGAACTTGGGCAGGAACTATTGTTCACGAGTATACTCACTATGCCGAAGGCACAAAGGAATATGAGAAGTTAGTCAACTTCTTAAAATCGGATTTGAAATTATTTACAAGCGCCTTTAATTGTTATTTTGAAAAAGGGTATGAAAGTGCGGAAACTATAAGCAAGATAAATGAGAAGTTGTCTAATAATGAAGCATTAACCGAGGAAGAAAATGCGTATTTAGGAAGTCTTTTCAATAGTAGAACATTCCAAAGTGAAATGGGCGCTATTATGAGTGAAAACTTGTTTGGCACAGAAGAGTTCATTGATAAGATTGTAAAAGAAGAAAGCACTATTGCCGAAAAATTTATTAAGAAAGTGAAAGACTTGAAGGCTATGTTTGAAAGGTTGGGAAACCCGGAAGCAAGAGCCGAATATAAGAGACTTGCAAAAGCCGAAAAATTATACCTTAAAGCCGTAGAAAAGGCTGGGTATAAATATCGTAATGGAAAGATTATCCGTAAGAGAGAAGAAGAGATTGACTCTACTTCTTCAAATGAGTATAATAGTGATGAGATACAACTTTCAAGGAAGGATAAACTTGTAAATAAGACATTCCCTCCATACAATGAAAGTTTTAGTGATGCAAACGAAAGGGCTACAAGGTGGGCTAAACAAGACCATATAAAAGCAGGTTGGCAAAAACTTGTTTCATATCACGATAAGTGGTATGTTGTAGAGAAGTTTACAAGTATGGATAGTGGCTATCTTATTGTTGAGGCAATTAAAAAGAGTGAATATGATAGGGTAGCACAAAGAATAAAATCTTATGAAGGAAGTGCAAGTTATGAAGGAAGCATTGATGAAGGTATTAGCCTCTATGAAAATGGAGGAAGAGAACAAAGTCTTGATAGCAATGAAACTCAATACAGACGAGAAGATTTACACGTTCCTCAAATGGCTCAAAAAAGAAATTCCGGAGACGGAAGTGGAAGCGAAACAAGACGAGATAACGGGGAAGGCGGTAGAAATAGCAAAAGCATAAAATCTTCCTTAAAGCCCGTCCAAGAAACAAACCTTAAAAGAAGGGGTGTGAATGGAGATGCTTTGCTTGATTGTATAGACCTTGCCGAAGAAATCTTGTCGGTGGGTGGGGAAATCACGCCTACTGCAAAGGCTGTCTTATATCACGCAACCACAAAAGAAAATGCTTCTAAAATAAGGGCAACCGGGGAAATGTATGGCAAAGAGCCTAATCTTTACTTCTCTACCAAAAAAGACGGAGTCATTAAAGGTTATGGGGACTCGGTTGTAAGGGTGGAAATACCACTTGAAAAATTAAAGATAAATGACCTCTTTGATGACGAAGCGCATCTAACTATGGAAGTAAAGCCATACAAGATGACAAGTATTAGGTTTTCCCTAAAAGTTGGCAACGAAACCTTGCAAGTTGACGGAGAGGAAACAAAAAATCTTGTGGCTGTTCATAATTTAACCAACGAACAATTATTAAAAATAATTGACCTTGGTGGATTCCCTATGCCTTCTATTGCCGTTATTAAAGACGAAACAGGACACGAGGAATATGGGGAAACTTCCATTATCTTTGGTAGAGAAACCATAGACCCACAAGCAAGTAGATATAATAAGATTTATGGTGGAGATGCTTGGACTCCCGTATATCCTACAATAGAATATAAGGTAAGAGAATCCATTGAGAAAAAGATATCCGATAAATATTATAAGATTGCAAAAGAGTTTGGCTATGAAGAAGCACGTCCACTTTACAGTTATGTTCACGACCTTGAAAGACAATTAAACAAAGCACGAGGAAAAAATAATACTCGTGGCGAAGTTGCTTTATTAGAAGAAATCTACGAAGATAGAGACATTATGCAACTTTGCTTGCTTGATAAAGGAAAAGAAAAAGTTAAGAGTGTATATAGACAAACCAAGACTGAACTACCAAAAGTTGAAGTTGAAAAATATGACTTTTTAATAAAAGAACTTGGCGAAGGTGTTATTAGAGAAGTAATGACTCCTTCGGGCGAAAATATTTTCAATTATAGAACTAAATATTTAGAAAAATATAGAACTTTAATTGATGATGCTTTAACCAAATACTATAAAAGTCTTGGCGTAAAAGAAAGTGATATTGAGAATCTTCTCATCAACCAAAGCAAGGCAGAAACCATTAAAACAATTCGTGGTGCTTTGAATTATCTTGAAAATGGAACTACAACCATTAAAGAAGAGTTTGACTCGCAAGCAACAAATAAAGCAATAGATGAGGCTCTTCCGGAAGAAGAATATAAAAAATGGGTTGATGATTTATTCAAAGGCATTGAAGAGAAAAGTGGTATAAGAAACGAAAAGGACTATTATACACCTAACGGAGATGCAAGGTCATTTGATGCTTTGCACTACGAAAACACTTTGGAAAATGTTATAAGAGTAATGAGAGCCGAAATTCAAAAAGGCGGTGGAACATTATTTGGAGGACAAGCAATTTGGGGTGTTGCCACAAAAGATTTTAGTTCTATTGAAGAGTTAAAGAAGGATTCTTATAGATTAGAAAGACGTCCAAAAGAAGAATATGAAAAAACTCGTGAAGAATTAACGGAAAGATTGGAAGAAATTGCAAAATCTATAAGAGATACAAGAGAAGATAATTATTTTATCTCTCTTGATAATGCTGCTACAAATATTATTGATACGGTTAGAACTCAAAAAACAAAATCGGCTATGTTAAAATATTTGAAGGCATATAATCCAGCGGCAACAATGAAAACGATTGATGACATTGTTCAACTTGTGCAAGATATTGCAAATATGCCTACGGAATATTTTGAAGCAAAACCACAAAGGGCAGTTGGTCTTGACGAAATAAAAATGGTTTTATTGCCTCAAGATACGAAGAAGTCAATCCTTGACATTCTTAATAAGCACGATATTCCATATCAAACCTACGATTCAACGCAAGAAGGGGCAAGGGGAGAACTTGTAAAAAATCTTGATGAAAGTGTAAAGTTTTCAAGAAAGGAAGATAAGAGGTATTATTATCAACTTTCAAAAGGGCAAATCAAGAAGTTGTTTGCCAACAACACTCATTTTAAGGTTTATAACAAGACAGATGCTGAAAGAATTATCAATAACATATTAAGCAATTATATGTCTTTTGGGGATAAGTATGGAGAAATCTCTGGAAAGACAAAGAAAGAAGTTATAGAGATGCTTTGGCAAGGTTTGAACTCTGCAAAGCCCGGTTATCAAACGGGTGTAGCACTCAATGTTGCAGACTATATTATACAAAACTCCGTTTTGGAAAGTATGTATGGAGATATCCAAGATGCTGAAATTCAATATGCTATGG